CTTCCATCTCGGCGACCAGTGACGCACGCTCAGCGGTCATCGCAACCGTGCCCTGCTCGATCGCGGCGATCTCCGCCTTGCTCACAGCGATCTTGCGCTCGACCGACGCGATGAACTCGTTGCGCGTTGCGATCGACTGCTGCATCGCCGCGGTCTGCTCCTGCAGTGCCACCTGCTCGCGCTCGAGCTGGGCAACCTCTTCCTGCAGCGGCCCGTACGCGGTACCGGATTGGAAACGCCCCGGGTTGTAGGTCTGCACCGCCTGGCGGTTGAGCTCCAGCTTGAGCAGCAGGTCGCTGTACTCTTGCTGTTTCGCCTCGAGTGCCTCGACTTCAGCGATCGCCTCTGTGTTCGCCTTCTCGCGGATTGCCTGCACGGTCGCCAGGTTGTCGACGCGCTTCTTCAGCTGCTGCGTCTCCGCGGCATTTTCCGTGTCGATCGTCTTCTGAATCTCCGCGGCCGCGGCGCGTGCAGCGTCTGCCTGCTCCGCGAAGGGGATGCGCAACCTTGCAGCCTGCACGCTTGCTGCCTGCATCATGAGCTCGATGCGGGTGCGCATCGTGTCGATGATGGACAGTGCCTTTTGCGAACCGAAGTACGCGAGCAGCAGCTCGCCCGCGGCCTTGATCGGGCCTGCGAAATCCTGCACGGTCTTTGCGAGTCCGGTCATCGACTGCACCAGTACCGAGATGCTTTCCGCGGCAACGCGAAGACCCTGTCCCAGCGATGCGCCGAATGCGGCACCCTCGCCGGAGTTGAGGAAGGTCGTCAGGTCGCTCATCGACTTCTTCAGCTCGGTCATGAAACCTTGCGAAGCGATCTGGGTCTCGAACAGCTGCCACGCGGTCTTCATCTGGTTGGTCATGCCAGTGAAGGTCTGCTTCATGCGTTCGGTGCTGCCGAACGCGGACAGCTCCATGAGCGCGAACATCTTGGCGAGTGCCGTGGATGCCTCCAGACCACCCGAGCGGGTCGCCTTGGTCAGGTCGTGCATGCTCATGCCCACGCCCTTTGCCATGTCCTCCACGGCCTCCGGGATCGCTTGACCGAGCTGCCGGCGCAGTTCCTTCATCTCGACCACGCCCTTTGCCATCATTTCCTGGATGGCGAGGGTTGCCTCACTGACCTGCTCGGTGGACGCCCCGTACTTGGACGCGGCATCGATCAGGGTCGTCAAGCCCTGTGTCGTCGGGTCCAGGCCCACCGCCTTGAACCGCACGAAGCCCTGCGCGATCGTGTCGACGTTGAACGGGCTGTTCTTCGCGAGGTTCATGACATCGTTGAACGCCTGCATGCCATCGGCAGCCTTCTGCGCGAAGTCCGACTTGTCCGACAAGCCGGTCATGAGCAGCTCCAGACGCTCCATGTTGCCCGCGGTCTCCGCGATCGAGCGCGGCAGCTCGAGGAACACGTCGTTCACGTCCATCAGCGCGAACCGCAGCGCGCCCATCGTCAACACGATGTCGTGGAACGAGAGCGAGTTGCGCGACATGGAGCGCTCCATGTCGGAGAGCTTCGAGGCGGTCTGGTCGAACTGGCCCTGAAGCGATCGAAGTGTCGCGCCCGCGCGTTGCGCGGTCAGCGTGAAGCCGCCGTCCTCGAGTTCGAGGGTTGCTTGCAGGTTGCCAACGTCAGTCGCCATTTTCTTGTTCTTCTGTAAGCAAAAGGGGGCCTTTAACGGCCCCCGATCCTCTGGTGCTGCATGCCTCGCAGCTCTTCAATTCCTGCCTGGTGCTCCGCGGTGCGCGCTAGCACGTTCTGACTCTTAACCACTTCACCGATGCGCTCGTTGAGTTCCTTCAGCATGCCCTGCGCTGTCTCGCCACTGTTGACGGCGAGCAGCAGCCGTAGCGTGCGTCGGTCCTGGTCTGCCTCGATGCGATCGATCTCCGAATTCAGCCGCCAGAATGCGCGGATGGGGAGCTTCAGACCGCCCTCGTAGCCCAGGGAGTAGAAGCGAATGACACGGGCGAAGAAGAAGCCAAAGTCGATCGCGACCACTCCCTTTTTCAGTTTCCCGTGTTGGCCTCCCCCGTCTGGGGTTCGGTGGACGCGGGCTTGGCACCCTGCTCTTGCACCGTGCCGTTGACGAACGCGACCAGGGCGGTCAGCTGGGGAACCGTCAGCCCGCGGATGTCCTCTTCCGGCAGAGTGGGGATGACCCGAGCGATGTGCTGGACGGTGCGCGCGATGTTCTCGTGCAGCTTCAGGTCACCTTTGGCATCCAGTTCCTCGGCTTCCTTCATCGCTGCGATGAAGTTTTCGACGGACAGCTCGACGATCGGGTACTTCTTGCCCTTGAGCTTCAGCGACTTCTCGACCTTCGCCAGGTCGTCGAGGTTCAGCAAATCCATGGGTCTCTCTCCTTGAGGGTGTGGATTCAGGCGGGCCCAGTTAGGGCCCGCCTTGGTTGGTGGTGGAAGATCAGGTCGAGATGCCGACGCCGAACAGACGACGCGTGGTGGAGTCCGGGTAGCCGGTGAACTCGCAATCGAACACGCGTTCCTGCTCGAGCTGGTACGAGAACTTCGCGGAGCCGGCCGTGGCTGCGTTGAAGATCACGAAGTCGTCCGAGTAGTCGTTGTCCGCGTGGTCCATCGGGTGGAACCGCAGCTCTTGCGCGACCGTCAGCAGGTTCGTGCCCACGCCGTCCGTGGACGTGACGCTGATCGAGGTCGGGTCGGTGCCGCCGGTCATCTTCGCGCCGGAGACTGTCACGCTCGCTTCGCCGGATGCCAGGGTGAAGCCGTTGCCTTCGACACCTTCGGTGTAGTACGTGGCAGTCACCACGTCGGTCGCGACCGTGTAGTTCGCGAGCGCGATGGCCTTGTTGGTCGACGCAGCGAGGTACGCAGCGAGGTTCGCGGCCGAGCTGGCAGCAGCTGCGCCGATCTGGACCTGGAAGGGTCCGGTCACGGAGGTCTTGAAGGTCACGGTCTGACCGTTGACGGTGATCGCGTCGCCGTCGGCAGGTTGTGATGCCACGGTGAAGGTGCCCGACGCCGAAGCGCCGCCCACCGACGTGATCGTCGCGCCGGGGAACACCATCGCCAGGTTCTGGACAGTGGTTTCCGCCATCGGGACCTTGGCAGTCACGGTGCGGGCCATGATCAGCTCGGTGATGGGCGTCTTGCCGAACTGGTCGACTTCGGACTTGTAGGTGTCGGTCTTGATGTCGACTTCGACGCCGCCCTTCGTCAGACCGAGGTCGATACCGCCCAGGTAGACGCGGCACGGGCCGATCTTGACGTTCTTGGTGCTGGAGCTCATGAGGTGGTGACCCCTTTTTCTTGTTGTTGTTCAGTCACTGGTTACTTATGCTACACCGCAGCGTATCCGCCGTCAACGTAGCACACGTCCATGTTCACAAGGAACTCGGTGGCCCGCCCCGGAGTCGGTGCGGAAGCGAAGGGTTCGTGTCGCGGGCGGGCGTAGTTCCACTGGGTCTCTGCGACAACCGTTCCGCCCTTCAGGCCGGTGTGCAGTGCCGTGGTGACCGCGTTGATCTGGTCCACGCCGTCCTGGTAGACCTGCGTGCGCACCACGAGCTGGAAGCTGGTCTTGATGAAGCCCGGCAGGTCCCAGTCGATCTGTGAGCCGCCCATGGGCTCGCGCAGCAGGATGCCAGTCGCGGCATCCGGGGGCATGTAGTTGATGAACAGGTCCGTGCCCTGTGTGCCCAGGCCCTGGTCTTCGAGGTACGTGGCGATGCTCTTGAGGTTCATGATCCGAGCGCGGACTTCACCGCGATGGTGATGCGACGCAGCGCGAGCGAGCGACGCTGGTTGTAGGCACGCTCGAGGAACTTGCCGCCGACGACGCCGCGTCCGCCGTCCTTGATAGCCGAGCGCTCGCCCAGGTGAAGAGATCCGGCTGGGTCGAGGTTCTCGTGGATGTACCAGGCGTATTGACCAACCGTCTCGGCGCCACCGGAGCCGGGCATGTTCGGGTCGACGAACACCTTGACTTCCTTGCGCGCGAAGCGACCGCGGGAGTCCCGGTCGGTGGTCTCCACCTTGATCGCGGCCTCGAGCTTGCCCTCGTCGTAGGGGGCGAACTCCTGCGCCAGGAGCTTGATCTCATTGCCCTCTTCTCGCATGACCTGGAGTGCCGCGCTGGATGCCTTCTCGCCCGTTTGTCGGATGTGAAGCACCAGGCGGTTGATGTCCGCGGAGGAGAACCCTTTCAGGCCCACACGTCCCCCGTGACGGTGTAGTGGTCGACCCGGGAGCCGAGCACGTCGACCACGGGGCTCATGCCCGTAATGCGGAAGCTCAGTCCGAACAGGTCGATGCGGTCGCCGGTGCGTGCCGAGGTGTCGCCCGACAGCAGGATCTGATTGTTCTGGATGAACTCCCAGGCGTGCCCGTGCGTCGCAGAGCTCTCCGCGCGCATGGGCGTGCCCATCGTGTTCACCTTCAGTCGCACCACGGCACAGGACTCGGTGATCGCGGGCGACATGATGGCAGTGCCATACACGTCGTAGCCGACCTTGCTCGAGACCTGGCACTGGGCGTTGGAATTCAGCATCTCAGACCCCGTGGCTCACGAGCTGCTCGGTGTTCGGGTGCATGTACTCTTTCGACAGCTGCTCCCAGAGCTGCCCGCCCGCGGCAAGAATCTCGAACTCCATGCGCTCGCCCTTGTCGTCGGTGAGCCATGCCTTGGGCACACCGTTGCTGAGAAGCGACACCAGGTACGCCTCGCAGTAGACGGTGACCAGCAGGTGCCGCACGAGGGTGCGCGTGTAGACCGCGGTGTCCCACTTTTTGCCCGATCGGTCGGTGCGCCCGAAGTGCAGATTCGTGAGCGCGCCCGCCTTGACCATGTTCATCGCGACGCTGGCGGTGACGCCCTTCGCAGCATGCAGGGCAGCTTGCAGCTGCAGTCGGCTGAACGCACCCAGGATGACCGTCTCGTCGAGGTGCAGCGTGTCGCGCATGAACTTCGTGGTCGTATCCATCGCGGGGCCCACGATCTCGAGCAGGTGTATCAGCCGCTCGGTCGGGATTGGCAGACCCGAGTCGATCTGGGCCTGCTCGATCATGTCGTAGACCGCGTCGGCGAGAGGCTGATGATCCGCGGGGGCGATCTGCTCCATGTGCAGCGTACGGATGCCGCTGACACCCCGCGAGAAGCGCGAGCGTGCCACTTGGGTGTGCGCACTGCCCGCGTCCAGGGTCTCCGCGAAGTGCATCCGCAGGGCCATGTGGTAGCGACTGTGCGCGGCGTGCATGTGGGCCGCTGTCAGGTCCATCATCTCGAGTGCCTTTTTCATGCGCGTCCGATGAGCTTGTTGCCAATGAACTTCGACAGCACCTTCATCGCCCGGTCGCACAGCACGAACTTGCCCCGCCGCATGCGGGAGAACACCCGCTGGGAGTCGCCGATCTTGATCTCGGTGACACCCTGCAGGCGCAGCGAGTAGAACTCCGCGTCGCCGAGCACGTCATCGGCTTCGATGACCTGGGCACGCCGGAGCGCGACCTTGAAGATGTAGTCGGTGCTCAACCACTGGGCGGGCAGCATCTCGTCGAAGTCGTGCACGGACAACCAGGGCGTGACGCGCATCT